TTTGCATGGCGCTAACTGTGGCGCTAAGTGTGCCCAATGTAAAAGAGGCTGTCTTTGCTCATATGCCAGATAGTTGGCAGACACCTAGTTGGGTAATGGGGCAGGAATTCAAGGGTAATTTTGACAAGGAACAGTTTGTAGCTCAGTGGCTCTACGAGCAAGTGCGAAAGGAACTCGGCTATGAAGAGCAAAATCCTGCGTAGTATGCTAGAAGACGCTGGTTTGCGTGTGGCTCAAGACATACGAAGCGGCGACATTGCTCTATTCCCGTCGCAGGACGCCTTCTGGCTCTTGCGCCTCTTTGTGCAGCTTGTGGGCATGAAGTATTACCATGCGGGGCTATTGAATATCAATGAACTGGAGCAGGTGTACCTGTATGAAGCTGTGTGGCCTCACGTCACTTGTCGCAGAATCTACTCTGATGAATTAGCGAAGCTGGATATTTTCAGGTATTTTGCCTGGACAGAAGAGATAGGGGATGCGGCAGTGTGGTATGCCCAGAACTCTTGGGCACAAGAGGAGCCGTACAGTATTCCGAAAGCTGTACTTGGTGGCCTCAACTGGATTTGGCGCAAGCTCAGACAGAAAATAGGGCATCCTGTGCAAATTCAAGATGTATTCTGCTCTGAGGCGGTGTGCAAGTGGTGGGCTAAGGCAGGGGCTAATATCTGCCCTGGACTCAAATACCCCATGCCAGATGATATTGCTAAATCAGACCAGACAGTGCCAATAGATGAGTGGATACCGTTTTAGTGTTTGAACGCCTAGCTCCATTTCGGTGCATCATCGTCACGGGGCCTCAACGTTCTGGGACTACAGTAGCAGCAGCAATGATCGCTTGCGACTTAAGCTATTGGTTCTATAAGGAAGAGGCTATCTGCACCAGTGATTTGGGTCGTGCGAGGCGGCTGGTTGCTAAGGTAGATAGCTTTGTATTGCAAGCTCCTGCCATCTGTCGCTGGGTTCACTTTTTAACAAGTCCAACTGTAGCCATTGTCCTGATGCGGCGCAACATAGAGGATATTGTCGCTTCAGAAAAAAGGATTAGGTGGCATGGCAGCGTACACAACAAGCTAGAGCTGAGGCAGTACGGGTTGGAAACGAGCATAATTTCAGAGGTAAAATACCGCTATTGGGACACAATACAGAAGCACTTAATAGACAACCCGTTTGAGATTCAGTACGAATCGCTGGCAGCGCACCCAATGTGGGTGCCGAAGGAAGAGCGGGCGCATTTCAGATCAAGGCAGTATATGAGGGAGGGGGCAACATGATGTTCAAAGTCCATTTTGATATACCAGATTTCCTAGTACATATGTTAGGCGATCTGCTTGAAGAATTCACAGTTATGCACGCCACAAACGAAATCGTTGCCAATGGCGGGAAACCAAATGATGACTATAGATTCCGCGTTTCCATGTTGCCAGACGACCCTGATGGCATAACAAATTTTTCTCGCGTGTATTTCCTAGTAGTGGCAGAATTCCCGCAAGGATTCCGCCAACCGTGGCTAACGGCGCGTTATCCAGGGCGGGAAGATTACGAGAGACGAATAGAAAAGAATGCACCTTGATGATTACGATCTCCAACTTATACAGGAACGCCTTCTAGCCCATTTCAGCTTGGAAGAGCTGGAAGAGACGGGTTGGTTGGACAGGCCGCCTGATTCTCACCTGAGAAAGCAACTGGCAGAGCTTGATCCTGAGTTCTTCTGTAGATTCTACCTTCGGGAGCATTTTAACAAGCCGCCTGCCCTTGTACACAGGAAACTGTTTCAGTCTCTCAAGGAACTGATAGAGACGCCTGGAAGAGTACAGGAGGCATGGGTTCTACCTAGAGGCTGGGCCAAGACGACGATAGGGTGTTTAGGGCTTCCTGCTTGGTGCGTGGTGTTCCAGAAACGCTGGCATATCCCGATTATCTCTGACAGCTTCGACCAGGCTAAAGACCAGCTACAAACACTGAAAGTAGAGTTCGAGGATAACCCGCGTTTGGAGGAGGATTTCGGCAAGCTAGAAGGCTCTCTGTGGCAGGCTGCTGAGATTGTGACATCTAACGGCGTCAAAATCAGGGCCTTGGGTTCGGGCATGAAAATCAGGGGCAGGAAGTTCGGTAAGCATCGCCCTGACTTGGTAATCCTGGATGACATTGAGAACCTGAGAGAAGTGCAGTCTGAAACATCCAGAAGCCATTTGAGACACTGGTTGTGGAACTCAGTGATGAAAGCAGGGTGGGAAGACACTAAACTGCTGGCATTAGGGAACTACCTACACTGGGACTGTTTGCTCATACACCTAGTAGAGAACCCTATGTTCACCAGCCACGTCCACCAAGCTATCCCCTCTTGGCCAGAACGCATGGACTTGTGGGACGAGTGGCGCGGGATTATCGTGAACTTGGAAGACGCCGACAAAGAAAAGACTGCGAGAGCTTTCTACGAAGAAAACAAGGAAGAAATGTTAAAAGGGGCTGTGAGCGCGTGGCCCGAAGCATGGCCCATTTATGACTTGATGGTTATCCGAGTGTCTGAAGGTGAGGCATCTTTTAACACTGAGCTTCAGAACAGCCCCCGTGACCCAACCAAGGCTCTGTTCAAGACTTACGGGAAGTTCAGGAGAGAGTGGAGAGGCCAGCAGGAATGGCTGGTTCCTCTGAGTGGAAGGGCAGCAGTAAGGTTAGGCGACTGTGCTATCTTCGGCTTCACCGATCCCTCTCTAGGAAAGACGACATCGGCAGACTACTCTGCCATCATTATCCTAGCTAAATCTCCTACTAGACAGCAGTTTGTCCTGGAAGCTGACATCAAGAGAAGGCCGCCGCACCAAATCATCAAGGATCAGATGGAATGGGCCAGGCAATACCCGATTACTCGGTGGGGCATTGAGAGCAACCAGTTCCAGGCCATGTTCGCTGCGGACAGTGCTTGGAGAAGCATGGAAGAAGATGTATACTTACCTGTAACTCCAGTGCATCAAATGCGCAACAAACAGGCCAGAATCCAGAGCTTGCAGCCGGATTTCGAGAATAGGTACATCCTGCTACCTGAGCATGGGCTTCCGCTACTGAAGAAGCAGCTAGAGGAGTTTCCAGATGGCAAGGATGACGGGCCAGATGCCTTGGAAGGGGCCAGGACGATTGCTAGGGAATGGGAGCCACTAGGAGCGGATGAGGTCGTAGAAGGGGAAGTTCACGACTTCGGCCAGCCTCAGAGCAGGAAATACCTGCGCCGCGTAGAGCGCGATCCCTATGAAGAGATGGATAAATTGGCCGACGAGAAAATCCGGGAGTTCAAGGAATCGCAGGGCATTGAAGTAGAGGATAAGCCCGAAATCTTTACACCAGTAACGGTAATGTGATGGGGAAATCGCCATACGAAAGGCTACAGGACTGGAAAGCGGCGCAAGGCATTGAGGCGTCCCAGCCAGAAGAGCTTGAAAAGGAGGGAATCATGCCACAAAATGGAGGGAACGATACGTTTTGGGTCAAGATATACATTAAGTGGTTTCTTATACCCATTAACTACCCCGAAGTCTCGGCTACCTATGTGAATAGTGGGTTTTATTGCATCTACGAGGCCGACAAAGGCCAAGTTACCAAATGGCCCGTACACATGGTCTTCCGAGTGATTGAAGAGTACGTGCCATTCAATGGTGAGTAAAATGTCGTTTCGTGGAGGCCAATGATTCGCAAACTCTTACAGGAATGGAAGATGAGACGAACACGAGTAGATGTTGTCATAGCCACATACAATGCTTATAACTTCATGGTGAAGTGCTTTGAAGCACTCAGGAGAAACACCAAATGGCCCTGTAACGTAGTCATTACAGATGACTGTAGTGATGAGCAAGAGCTAAGGGATTACCTTCAGAGATTGCAGGATTCAGGGCAGGCTACTGTCCTGTTCAGCGATGTCAGGAGAGGTTTCGCGGGGAACAACGCCTGGGCAGTAGAGCAGACCAAGAACCCGTATATTTGTCTCTTAAACGAGGACACCGAACCGCAACATCTCTGGCTGACCCACATGATGGAAACCATGCGCTCAGACCCTGAGATCGGGATTGTGGGAGCCAGGCTGCTGTACAAGGAGTCCAAGGAGGGGACGGCGGTTGCAGGCACAATCCAGCACGTAGGGATTGCCAGGTATCCAGACGGTGCGCCATACCACCCGTTTAGAGGATTGCGAGCAGACTTTGCCAGGGCCAACGTGTTGCGAGAAGTAAATGCTGTGACGGGAGCCTGCATGTTGATTCGCAGGAAGCTCTGGGATGAGCTGGGCGGGTTTGACCAACGGTATTCGTGGGGGCAGTTCGAGGACTGTGATTTTGGGTGGAGAGCCAGAGAGAAGGGCTGGAAGATAGTGGTGCAGCCCAAGGCAATCTTGTTCCATTATGAACATGGGTGTGGCGAAAACGCGGTGGCCGAAGGCCACGACAAGAACCGAGAACTTCTGCTGAAAGAGTGGGGACACCTTGGCAGTGATGAGTATCTCTTTGAATAGGAGGACATGTGTACGGCACTCTTGCATATAGGTTCTGGGCGAAAGTGAAGCTGGAAGAGGGATGCTGGGAATGGCAGGCGGCGAAAACTAAGGACGGTTACGGCAGCGTCGGTATCGCAACGAGCAGGTCTGCGCTTGCCCACAGGGTAGTCTGGGAATTGACAAGAGGCCCAATACCAGAAGGTATGTATGTATGTCACCATTGCGACAATCCTAGCTGTGTGCGACCATCACACTTATTTCTTGGTACGCAGACAGACAATATGCGAGATGCTATTGAAAAGGGCAGAATAATGGGTAGTTGCGGTGAAGACAGCCCTAGCGCGAAATTATCCGAGGAAGATGTTCTGGCTATTCGCAGGGAGTATGCTAATGGGTGTTTACAGGATGATTTGGCAAAACAGTATGGCGTAACTCAAGCACATATCAGTTCAATTGTGCTGCGCAAGGCATGGAGACATATCTAACACAATGTGTCTAATCTCAGTGGTCATACCCATTTTTAATAGACGTAATAACCTGCGCCTCTGCCTTGCAGCCTTGGACAAGCAGAGCGAACGGGACTTTGAAGTAGTCGTAGCAGACGATGGCAGCGATGACAACCCCTTCCAAGTCTTGCAAGAGTTCAAGGGGCGCTTCCCGATGCGCTACTGCTGGCATGAACACAGGGGCGTCAGAATCGCGCTGACTAGAAACGAGGGTTGCCGGCTTGCTGTGTGTGAAACATTCTTGTTCCTAGATTCCGACGTTCTGCTGAATCCGACTGCTCTAGGCCACTACAAGAACATCCACACAGCGAACCCTACCGTAGTGATAGCGGGCAGGTATGACTGGCTTCCACCGCAGCAGCTAACAGTCTACGACATACATGCCAATTGGGAATTCCTCATAAGAGGCGAAATGGCCCCAATGGAGATCAACGGGGAGCCACTAGGATTACAAGGCGTAGACCCACGGCTCAGGAACCCGAACCTGTTCCGAGAAGACGTGATTCACTACGGCCCGTACTGCCTGAGCTTGTTCAGCGGCAACTTGTTTGTCCCTAGATTCATTTGGGAGAACGTTGGTGGTTGGGATGAGAATATCGTGGGACACGGGGGAGAAGACGCCGAATTC